AATTAGACAATCAAGTCAATGGCGGCATATTAGACGAACCTTCACAACCAACCTCGGAACAAAGCGGTAACACGCAGACGAGCCCCAATGTAGAAGTTCAGAACGAAGTATCTAACGAAGTTGATACTTTACAAAAAAGGTATAGCGATTCTAGTAGAGAAGCTAAAAGGTTAAATGGTAAACTAAAAGAACTTGAACCTTATATGCCTATATTAGATGCTATGCGAGAAGACCCTAATTTAATTTCTCATGTTAGGAATTACTTTGAGGGTGGAGGCCAGACCCCAGAAACATTGAATCAAAAGTTGAATCTTGATGAAGATTTTGTTTTCGATGCCGATGAGGCTTTCTCAAAACCAGATTCTGATTCTGCAAAAGTATTGGGAGCGACAATAGATGGAGTTGTACAACGTCGTCTTTCTAATGTATTAAAAAGTCAAAGACAAGAAAATGCAAAAATGGCTAAAGAAGCTCAATTCAAACAAAAGATGAATATGTCTGATGAAGAATGGAGCAAATTTACCGACTTTGCAAAGTCTAAGTCTTTAGAACTTGAAGACATTTATTACTTAATGAATCGTAAGAATAGGGATGAACAGATAGCTGATAACGCTAGACAAGAGATTCATAATAAAATGAGAGAGGTACAAAGTCAACCTAGTACCCTTGCAACACAAGGAAGTACACAAGTTGAAAAGTCTCACGATGATTCAGTATTTGACACCATTTTGGGTTCTGGTAGTGAACTAGAAAAGGCTTTCAGTATATAGAATAATATATTGATGGCCATTAACTCAAAATAA